TATCCCAGCTACCTGTAATATTATCGTAAGTAAAATTGTGATTATATTTACTCCAATCTAAAAATTGTAAGTTTAATTGCTCTAATTGTGTCTTTAATGATATTGTATTATTTACTATCCCTACATTATATTGTGAATAACCATCATTTGAAGTTACTATGCTTTTAAAATATATCTGCCCTTCAAATATTGTAGCACCATTATTTAGAATTTGACAAGGGTAATATGATATAATAGGATTTGTAGCAACTGCTCCAGCATAATCTAATGTGCCAAAAAAGTCGCTTACTTTATTACCTAATTGATAATATGATGGTGGTGATGTAGTAGTATCCTCAACAACTTGGGCAGTACTTTCTAAAACAAATTCATTACTTGCAATACCAAATATCTCACCAATATTTCCATTTTCAATAGCTGAAATATCAACTCTTAAATCTAAATTTTGTGGTGTAAAATCAAATATTGAGCCACTCGCATTAGTTACTCTTACTATTATATTATTCATTAAAGCCTCGGATTTGGTTGAAGTGCTGGTTGTATTTGAATTTGATAATTAAATAACTTTTGTGAAATAGGGTTTGTCTTTTCTATCACATCAGCAGAAGTAACTACACATGGTAGCCAGTTTGAATAATTCTCATCATAGTAAAATACATTAGTGCTGAAAAATAATTCTTTAAGCCAATTTGCATTTTGTGTATCTACCCAGTCTGAATTTGCTGTCCAATTTTGTTGTATTGTATTGTAATATTGTTTAGTTCCCCTACGAGTTCTATCCATAGCAAAAGGAACTGCTGTTGCTGAATATGGGACTGGATTTAATTCATATGATTCTCTGCTTATTGTATTTGATTTATCCAATTGTAAATTAAAAGTAAAGTAATCAAATGCTCCATAATAATTTTTCCATGCTAACCTTATACCTGGATAATCACAATTTTTATATGTTCTATTTAATCTAAATTGGTCCCAAATTGCAGTACCATCAATGTTTGGAGCATTATTTAATTGTCCATAAAGTGTAACAATAGCATAACTCCAATTTGAATTAGCCCATGAACTAAATTGTGTATGTCCTGGTCCTATTGCTACACTCATTAATTGGTATTTGTATCCATTAAGAGAATCGGAAAAGGTAGCAATTGAAGTAGCCCAAGTATCAGTAGAACTAGCACGAGGACCACCATTACCAGTTGTTACATTGTATTGAGTATCAGTTCCTAAAACAGTATTTGCTGCATCATACCATACTATTTGATATGCGTAAACATCTTGTGCTTGTCCTGTTATACCAAAAGTAGCATCATTATTACCTTGTAAAAAAGAAACACCTAATAATTCCTGTGAGGTAATAGATTGTGTACGGGGCATATCCGTTAAACATATATTTCTATTAAAATTAGCACTCGTTACAGTTGGTGTTGTTTGTGTTGGAAACCATTTTGAACCATTTAATGGGGAAGGTAAATAAGGGCGAGTAGCCGTATTCCAGTTATATGAAGTAGCAGATGGAGTTAGTTTATCCTGCGGGTCTGCTGCACCATTCCATACAAAATAGAAATTAGAACCACTTACGGCTGGATTACCTGCTGAACCTGTATTGCCTGGTGTTAATACTACCGAAGATGATGTTGATGTTCCCCATTCCTCACCAATTCTAACAACATATCTCATTGCTTCAGTTGAACTTTGTCTCCATCTACCAGGATTAAGAGACATAGGTACTGTATCAATAAGTAAATCTTGTAATACTATACCTACATCAAAAAGAGATATTCCACTTATATTAGGTTGTTGTTTTATCCTTTGTAAACGTGTATTTGGGGCATTAAAGTTTGATACATCCAATACCGTCTTATATTGTGGTCTTGATGATGAATTAGATGTAGCAGCAAATAAATTATTATTGTTCGCTACCCCTAATAAGTTTGGTTGTTTTCCTATTGTAATTGCCATATTAATCTACCCCCAGTGGTGTTTTTTCTATATCTTCTTTTATTTTTTTCATTATATCCACCGCACCTTTATTAGCTATGTTTTGCATATTATCATTTAAAGCAGAACGTAGGGAAGATTGAATAAAAGGTTTTGGTTTTTTAAATCTTTGCCCCTTTGCGCCAATGCTTCTTGCAATAAGATAAGCTAAACCGATTTGAGTAATTTTACCCTGTGGTCTTATTCCTTTTTCTTTAATCCATTCTAATATAGATGATACAGGTGGTGGTTCGCCCGGTCCGCGCTTTGCCCCATTATCTACCCAAAAACCATATTTCAACATTTGAACTGAAACACTAATACCTTTTTGAGTATCAATCGTTGGTAATAATTTTATGGATTTAGCTAATCTACCCGTATTATATGAACCATTCTGCCTTAATTTAGCAATAGAATATTCAATATAATCAGCAGCTAATTGCTCTAATGCAGTTTCTAAATTATTCCAATTAATTACATTTGCCATAATTCTATACCTGTGGATATGCGCAATAATCTAATACGCCTGTATCAGTATAATTAAGTGTAGCAACCCATCCCCATACTCTATCATTAAATGCTTCACTAACAGGAGTAATATTATTTAATGTAATCCATTCTCTTTGTTGCTGTGAACCTAAATTCATATAACCAATTATATCATAAATGTATTGTTCGGTGTTTGACATTACTGATAAATAAGTTGAATCATCCAGCGGTGTAATATCTAATGAGTATAATTCAAATGTTAGGGTGCGAGTGCCTGATGTTCCTATTGGTGATAAATTCATACCAGGCGAAGTAATAGTTCTTAAAAAGATATATGGATATACTACATTTTGTGTCGTCGAATCTAATTCTTCTAAATCACCCGCTGCGAACGAGTTTATTCCTGCATGATTTAAGCTAGCACTTTCAAATCGTTGGACAACTTGCGCGTAAGTATTCATAATTTATTCTTCTATTAAAATGTCCGATATTGTACCATCTGGATTAAATGTTTTAGTAATAGTAGTTACATAGCCCATTACATTACCATCTTCATCCATTTGGTTTTCGGTAAAATATTCTATCGGTTCTTCTTCACCTACACCATTTTGTGCTACATCCACTACTAAATCATAAGAGCAATTTAATAAAGCAGCTACCTTATTGTAATCATAACCACCAGCTAACCAACCTGCTATTTTAATTCTTAAATCCCTATTTACAGGGGGACAATTTTTGCATGCCATAATTTTTCCTTTATTTTATTTTATATTGATTTGTTTTATTTTTTTGTGCCATTCTTTCTTGATATGCTAAATCCTTTTCTATTGCTAACCAGTTCATTACAAATATATAATTTAAATCCGTAATACTTCTATCCCCGTTAACTGAAAGGATGGAAGTTTTTGATAAGTGATGAATTGTAGCAAACCATCCCCAATGTTTACTGAATTCTTCTTTATCACTTTTTTCATATTCTCCTTCAGTTTCTTTATCATCCCCTTCTTCTCCGTTTCCATTGAATAAGCCTGCGAAGCGCTTATTGTTAGACCTGACTGAAGCAAAAAAAAAGTAAGTGCGCCTAATGCAAATCCAACAGGCAATCTTTCCATTTTTTCTCTTAAACAATATGATTCGGAATAGTTATATTTTTCTAAATCATACCAGTCCCATATATTAGTAATTTGGTTAGAATAAACATTAAAAGTATTTACAATATTCCACTTTAAGCTATTAAATCTATGCTTTTTTATAGGCCTGTATAATATAGAGATTATTTGAGCCATATTTTTTTGAGTATCCTTTGCAAGATTTTCTAAATCCACATACTCACCTAATGTCATTTGCGTAATATCACAAAATCCAAATAACTGTTCTTCAATTTTAATTATTGGAAAAAATTGCGGATTAGCTGTAGTCTCTAATAATTTAGAAAATTCATCATATTCCTTTAATACCTCATTACCCATTTCTCTTATTTCATCTTCACTTTTTCCCAAATAATAAGACATAAAATTGATTGCTTTATCTAAGCCTTCACCTTCCAGCTCTAACCACTTAACATAATCTTTTATCGTTACATATTCTATCATATAATTTCCTTTTGTATAAATATTTTTTTATTGTTTATTTCCTTAAAAAAAAGGGGAGCTTGACGAAGAGCCCCCCTAATGGTTTTAAAATAAGTTATGATGCACGGTTATTTGCATCACAAGCCATAAATAGTTTTTTCTTTCTTTTTTCCCAATCCAATTTTGCTGCTTCGCTTAATTTAGCACGCGTTTCAGCTGAAATAGGTGGTTTGGGTTTACCTTTATTTGCTGCACTCATTTTTGCACGATGTTCGGCTGACATTATTTTACCTTTATGCCATTCACTCATTTTAGCACGTGTTTCTGCTGATTTAGGTTTACCTTTATGTGTAGCACTAATTTTAGCTTTGGTTTCAGCTGAAAGTGTTTTATTTAAATTAGGTTTTCTTCCTTTTCGTGCTTCACTCATTTTTTGTTTTGTTTCTGCTGAATGGGTTTTACCTTTATTTCCCTCACTAATTTTGGCACGATGTTCTGCTGAATATACTCGCCCAATAGTACCTTCACCACCATCAGTTAAATTACATAATAACCCACCGAACTCACTTCTACCATACAAAGCAATAAACTCCCGCTCCTTCTCACAAGCCTCATCCCATGTTAAGTCATGCAGCATTATTTGCACTTTATATCCATTTTTAGCAATATTATGCCAATGCTTATTTCTACTTTTAGTGGTATAAGCACGCTTTTCTGTTTTACCAATACCAATATAAAAAGGCTGGTTAGTATCTAATCTTATATGTCTATATAGTACTGCCATAATTAATAATATTTTATTTTATCCATACCACCCACATAAATGTCGCTTCCATGCAATTTATTTCTCGCAGCATTGGCCATTGCTATACTATCTACTATATCATCATGTCCGCCTGGTGGGTGTGAAAAATAAATTGTGCCTGATGGACTATACTTATATGTGTACTGCGCAAATTCAGCATAGCATTCCGGCATTAGGTTTTTTGAAGGTAATAATATTTGTGCTGTTTCAATATCATTTATTAATAAACGCACATTTTGGACTTTTATTGTATTATTTGTAAATTGTGGAATTGTTTTTATTCCTGATTTACGGATTAATTCAAACATGCCCTGTCCAACACCGTTTGTCTCCACAATGCATTGCTTAACATTCCAGCGCTTGAGTTCGCGTATGAAAGTATTTCCAGTCTCTTCAAGACTTCTTCCATTAATTCTAATAATTGATACTGTTTCTCCGGACTCTCCAATAATGGAACATACTGCAAAGTCGCTTGAGACAGCAGTATCAATTCCGCTAAAATAATTTCCTGTTCGTGTTGTGTAATCATTCCACCTTTCTATAATACATGCTTCATCCAAATTACGAAATACATCATTACCTGACTCGGAAAATTCTGCAAGATATTCTTGTCTATAAATACTATCAGGTAATGACTTTCTTTGCTCATCAATAAACCCTAAATCAATATGTGGATTATCGGTAGATTGTCCTTTAAATTGTATATAATCCTCACCTTGCTTATAAAACCATTCAAAAAACCAATTCTTAGAGCGTGGAGTTGAGATTATTAAACATTTCTTACCCCTTGCTGAAAGAGTTGGTAGGATTGCTTCTAATACAGTATCCTGTCGAATAAAAGCAGCTTCATCTATAACCATATAATCAAAGCTAAATCCCCTTATTGAATCACCCTTTTCAGCTGAAAGAAATTGTAAGGTTGAACCATTTATGAACTCTAACTTTAATTCGCTTTTATTTCCATAACGAATTATTTTATTTGCAGCAGTACTTAACTCATCATATACTTTACCGCATTGCTTGTAAATAGGTGCAATCCAACAACCCTTCATACTTCCCCTCTTTAATAACCACCATAACATCATATTTTGAGCAAGAAGCGATTTACCATATTGACGACCGGTTGATACAACGCAGAACTTATGTGGTGAATCTATAAACCCATCAATTATTCTTCTTTGCCCTTTATGTGGTTTAAATAGGGTTATATCCATTCGTTAATGATTCCATGATAAAGTTGCCTTCTCCTGCATTACTAATGAAGCTGGTGGTAGACAATCACATTCCTTTTTAAAAGCAAATAGTAATTCATTAGGGTTTCTATTATTTTCTTTACAAAATTG